AAGGAAATGATTTAGTTTTAGCATTACAAAGGTCTAATTATTCACTTAACTTAAGAAGGGGAGTATAATGGCATACGCTAATAAATATGAAATAACAATGGCTACTAAAAGCGGTAGTATTTCAACATTGTATATGTTAGAAGATGGGTATGCTGGTGCTTTAATTGAATATCCTGCAACTACAATTCAGTTGCAATATATCCCTAGAAGTGATGATATTTTTGAGCCTATTTATGCAAGTCAATTAAATATAGGAATAGATGTTACGGATGACATTGAAAATATGCCAAACTTAACAACATTAAACGATAGAAAGTATTTATGTAAACTTTACTATGATGAAACTTTAGAGTGGCAAGGATGGGCATTAAGTGATAGCGTACAATTTGCATTTACAACAGGTAGAAAAGAACTATCATTTAACGCAATAGATGGTTTGGGTATATTAGAAAAGATTAAATACCCATTGGCTGAAGATTATGTTTTGAGTGATTTTAATGATTGTATGTTTTACATAATAAACTCATTAAACGCAGTATCTTTTCCTACAAACTTAAATGTTATAACAGGCATAAGTTATTACGCAGATGGAATGGATGACAGGTCGGATGTTAGTTGGGCTGACCCATTAAAGCAATCATATTTAAACTTTGCTTTATTTATTACTAATGATTATGAAGTAGATAATTGTTTGTCAGTTTTAACTAAAATAGTAAAAGGATTTGGTGCAAGATTATTTCAGGCACAAGGCAAATGGCAAATATTAGCAGTATCACAATTTGCACAAGAGACATATTGGTTTACTGAATATGATAATGCTGGATTAGTTGTTGATTCAGGAACTACAAGTTTTAATGGTTTGATAGATGGTTTTAGTGGTAATGATACAGGCTTATTCTTTGTTGATAATAGTCAATTAAAACTATTAAGAAAAGGTTACAATAAAGTGCAATTTGATAAACAAATTGAATATCCTTCAAACTACATTACAAATGGAAATTTAAAGCAAATAATTGTTAATGATGCGTACGCTTGGACTGCAACACTAAATGGTGGTTCAGCACAAGTTACTCCTTATCCAAATAGATTATCAAATGATTATAATCTTGATATTACAAATGTAGTAGCACCTTATGATACATCTATAAAACCTGATTATTTTCCGAATATAGGATATAATGAAGTAGTGCGTATTTCTTTTACATCAAATCTTGTAGCAGTTGGTGCAACTGTTCCTGATGCTTTTTTTATATTAAGGATTCAATTACAAACACCAGCAGGTTTTTATAGCATAGATAACAATAAAGAATGGGAGTTTGGTGGTACAAATTTTTACTTTGAGCCGTATGATGCAGAAGTAACATTAACTGAATTAAATTTGACTTTACCACCTGCACCCGAATCAGGCACAATTTATTTTGAATATATATTAGCAAAAGCTGCTTCTACATATTGGAAATCAACAGTAATAGCAAACGCAGTAAGTAATTTTATTTTTACAATACAACCTGCTTTTATATCTTATCAATGTATTGGTTCATTAAATAATACGGATGAATATGTATTTAATGCAGATTTAGATTTAGGATTTAATGATATATACGATGGTTACTATTCATATAAAGGATTTTTAGCAGATGAAAACGGATTAAACTTAAAGAATTGGTATCGTTACGAATATACATCGGACAAGTATCGTTCATTAAGTCAATTAGTAATTAGACAATATTCTAACAACCTAAATAAGAATGTAATTAATTTAGATTCTACTTTTATGGGTATGAATACTGATGAAGGTAGATTTAGCGGTGCAATGAGAATAAAAGCAACCGATACTGACCCAGCACAAATAAGTGTTGCTGAAAAGCAGTATATGGTAGGAAATACAACAATTGATTTATTTAACGATACTATTCAAGGAACATTATTAGATATTAATAGCGAAAATGTTGAAGCTAATATTTATGAAGTAATAAACTCAACAAGTACACCACCATTTGTACCTTCGGTTGCACATTTAAGGTCTAATGGTTATGTAACAAGTGCAGAGGCTTTAGCAGGAACTTTAACTGCAACTGAAATATTTACATTAAATGGAATTACTGACCCTGACTATGGTGATGTATTTTATGAAGATGAAGATGGTGGTTTAACTTTCAATGGAGATTACTTATTTTATAAAGTTGTAACTGTATATCCAAATACAAAAGTTTATCAAATAAGGATTGATGGGGTCATTATAGGAATATATACTTAAATTTGTAGTTATGGCAGACAAAGTACAGGGCAGCAATATAATTTTATATTATTACGAACCACCAAGTGAGGCATATCCTGAAGGTAGGGATATTGCTTTTTCGTGTTCAACAAATTGCACATTTAGTGTTAATGTTGACCAAAAAGAAGTAACAAGCCAAACGAGTGCTTGGTATAGAGAATATAAGAACGATACGGCAACTTGGAGTGTAACTTGTGATGGTCTTATAACTTTGGATGGTTATGGCTATTTGTTTTTATTAGAGCAACAACAAGCAAGGACTACAATTTTAGTAAAGTTTGTTATTGATAACGGAGTTGATGGTTTGGTAGTGATTAGTGGGGATTCTAATTTAACAAGTTTACAAATCAATGCACCTTACAAAGACATTGCAACATATAGTGTATCGTTACAGGGTACAGGTGCTTATGCTACAACAGGAACGACAATCAATCCTGAAGGGGTTGTTATTGTTGCTGGTGGTGCGGTTTACACAAAGGGAACTGTTGCAGTTGGTGGAGAAAGTACTATTACTTATGGCGATATGATAGGCAAGGTTTGTCTTTATGTTTCACGTGGTGGTATAGATGTTCAGCAAATATTAACAACAGGAACGGCGGTTGATGAGCAAGTAAAATGGAATAGTACGACAGGGGTATTAACATTTGGAAGGGTTTTAGAAAGTGGGGAATTTATTAGGGCATTATTTCAATAATTTAGTTATAAATTAATATAAGATGGCAAATCAAATAGTTGTTTCAGCAGGTGCGAAAGTTAGGGATTTACAAGATGTGATAATTGGAACAAATGGAGTATTGACTTCATTAGGATTTGATGTTGCTAATGGTGTACCAAAACTTGATGTGAATGGAAAGATATTAGTATCTCAATTACCCAACTCGGTTATGGAGTATAAGGGAGTTTGGAACGCTGCTACTAACACACCAACCCTTGCTAATGGCACAGGGAATCAAGGTGATGTTTACTTATGTAATGTAGCAGGTACTACAAATTTTGGTGCTGGCCCGATAGCTTTTGTTGTAGGCGACCAAGTTATTTACAGTAGTGTAGCCGAAGGTTCTATTTGGCAAAGGGCATCAGGAGCAACAGGAACAGTTACAAGTGTAGCATTAACCGAAAGCGGAGATAGTTTAAACATCACAGGTTCACCCATTACTACAAGCGGAACGATTAACATAGGGTTCAACGGAACAAATCTTCAATATGTAAACGGAGCAGGAAATTTGACCACATTTCCGACCATAATCACTTCCATAGGTTTATCTATGCCGAGTGCTTTTAGTGTCGCAAATAGCCCCTTAACGGCTAATGGAACGATTGCAGTAACAGGAGCAGGAACAACTGCACAATACATAAGAGGTGATGGTAGTTTAGCTACTTTCCCTACGATTGCTACGGAGGCTCAAAGATTAATTACGGAGGTTTATAATGAAACAGGTGCTACTTTATCAAAGGGAACAGTTGTTTATATCAATGGTGGACACGGAAACTTACCAACAATAACAAAGGCTTTAGCAACAGGTGATGCTACATCTGCTCAAACATATGGTATTGTTCAAACGGACATTACTAATATGAATAACGGCTATGTGGTGGTAATTGGTTCTTTGACTGATTTAGATACTTCTGCTTATGTAGAGGGTACACAACTTTATTTAAGTTCAACTACGGCAGGTGCGTGGACATCGGTTAAACAATATGCTCCTGCACATTTAGTGTATGTGGCTATTGTTACAAGGTCGCATCCAACTCAAGGGGTGGTAGAGGTAATGATACAGAATGGCTTTGAAATGGATGAGTTACATAATGTTTCAGCACAAAGTCCATTAAACAATCAAGGTTTATTTTACAATACTTCAACTTCATTATGGGAGAATAAATCAATAGCGACTGCTTTAGGCTATACTCCTGCAGATGATAGTTTGGTAGTTCATTTAGCAGGAACGGAAACAATAACAGGAGTTAAAAACTTTAATATCGGTTTAACTTTACAAACAGGGTACTATCCTACTCCTGCATTAGGATATGTTGGATTAGGAAGTAATGGTTCAGGTATTACAATTTTAACTAAACCTGTTTCAACTGTTTATAATAATAACTTACAATTTTCTGCTGCAAGCAATACTTATAATTTCCCTGCTGCAAGTGGTACAATAGCCCTTACAAGCGACATTCCTAGTTTAGCTGGGTATGTTACTTTAGCTACAACACAAACCATAACAGGTGCAAAAACTTTTAGCGGTTATACAACTTTTACATCAACAGTAGATATTACAAGCGGATTAACTTTTAGTAATTCAGGATTTACTTTGGTATTACAACCGCCAACATTAAGTGTAAATAGAACAGTTACTTTTGCTGATATTACAGGCACTATTGCAATGTTAGAAGGAACGCAGACATTTACAGGTGCTAAAACATTTACTGCAACATCATTAACATTAGCACCAACATCAGGAGGCGGTACTTTAAATTTAAAACAAGATTCCTTTTTAGGTGCAACTAATGGATATACATCTTTAACATCAAGCGGAAGTGATTTTGCTATAATTGCTGCGACAGGTGTTAGTACAAGCAAACAAGCGGTATTTAGTTTATCTTCATTAGGTGCTATTTTAAGAACATATACACTCCCCGATGCAAGTGGTACAATAGCATTAGTTGGTGGTAGTGGTGTAGGAACAGTTACATCGGTAGCTGCTTTAACAATAGGTACAACAGGTACAGACTTATCAAGTACAGTTGCAAATAGTACAACAACTCCTGTAATTACTTTAAATGTACCTACTGCGAGTGCAACAAATAGAGGTGCATTATCAAGTGCGGATTGGACAACATTTAACAATAAGCAAAACGCTTTAACTAACCCCGTAACAGGCACAGGCACTACCAACTACCTACCTAAATTTACAGGTACAAGTACAATAGGAAATAGTGCAATTACTGATGATGGAAGTTCAATTACATTGGGATTAGGTCAAACAACTTTTGGTACAACTGGTTCAAAATTTTATGTATATCCTGCATTTTCAACAAACTTAAACTTACTACAAAATTATAATGGTTCTGCTTATACAACAGAAGAGCATAGAGCATCGGATTATAGTTTTAAAATAGGAACTACTGCATCATTAACCATTGCCTCAACAGGTGCAGCTACATTCTCAAGTAGTGTAAGTGTTAATACAACAAATGCAGTTTCTACTTTAGAAATAGGAGCAGTAGAAAGTGATGGCACAGGTTCTACAAATGCAGTTAGAATACAATCTAAAACAAGCCCTTCTAATCAACAATTATTAATTGGTATTAACCAAACAGGTACATATTCGTTTTTGCAATCATCTCAAGCAAGCGTTGGTTATAAAAGTTTAGCATTAAACCCTAACGGAGGCAATGTACTAATAGGAACTACTACCGATTCAGGCTACAAACTTGATGTAAATGGTACAGGTAGGTTTACAGGGCAAACTACTTTTGGTAATACTTTACAAGTTACGGGTAATGCAAACGTTCCTGCATCAGGTGCTGGTATAGAATTAGCAGGAAGCACGTCTGCAACAGGCATCACTTCATTTAATAGAACTTTAGGTACATATTTAGCATCAGGACATAATGCACTTTCGTATTCCTTTGCAATATCAGGAGTTGAAAAGTTTGCGTTAGCAGCCTCAACAGGTGCAGCTACATTTAGTTCAAGTGTAAAGGCAGGCACTTATTTAGGTGTGGCAAAAGATGGTAGTGATACTATTGGTGCAGGTGCTTATTTAGTTTTAGCTGCAACTTCAAGTTCAAGACAATGGATTCAACAATTAAGTGCATCTCAAAACTTAACTTATTATCACTATAACGGCTCTTCTTGGATACAACCTGTAACATTTACCGCAGGAGGCAATGTATTAATAGGAACTACTACCGATGCAGGACAAAAACTACAAGTTAATGGTACTTTGTATACTGCAGATATGGTAACAATAGGTATTGCAGATATTTCAACAGGAGAAAACAAAGGATTAAGATTAAATAATACAGGTAGTGGTGGTAAAAATTGGAATATTACCGCAGGTAAAACAGGTAGTAATAATGCAGATTTTGTTGTAAGAAATTCAACAACTCACGCAAATGTTCTAGCATTAGATGGTACAAGTGGTTCTGCTGAATTTATTTCATCAATATATGCTACTGCATTCTTTGAATCATCCGATAGTAGATTAAAAACACTTATCCAAGATAACTACCAAACAAAAGGCATTGCATCCATTACTCCAAAACTGTACACTAAAAACGGAAAGGTAGAATTAGGTTATTATGCTCAAGATTTTGTTGGGGTGTTAGATAGTGCGGTTTCAAAAGGTAGTGATGATATGTTAAGCCTTTCCTATCGTGAGGTGCATACTGCTAAAATATACGCTTTGGAACAAGAGATTAAAGAACTAAAAGCTAAAATGAATTAATATGGCAGATACTTGGGGAGGTAATGCAAATAATCAATTGACCACTTTTAAGGCATTTTTAGATGGAGTTACAACAGGTGCTTATTATGGTAGCTATTATCCAACCGCTCCATCAAATACAAGAGAGGTAATGACCGTTGGCGACTTAAATACTTATGGTATTTACTTTTATACATATAATGGAACGATGAATCTTTATGATACTTTCACAGGTGTATCAAGTTCAAAGTGCTTAACCAAATTGGATTTTATATTACAAGCAAGTTTTGATATAAGTTCTACAAATACAACAAGTTGTAGTGCAAACGGATTGGAATATCAAATTTTATATTCATCATCTTTTGCAGTTGGTGCTCAATTATATACTAATAGAGCATTAACAACCGCTAAAACATTTAGTTCAAGTAGATGGATATTTAATTATTCATATGGTGGTGGTTCTTATCAAGTAAATACATCAGGAATTATATTAGCTATTAATTATTGTTAAAAAATAAAATAAAATGAAAATACAAGCAATCTCATCTTGGCAGAATGGTCAAGAAAAACTAGGAACGGAGTTTAACTTACGAATTATCAATGACAACCTTTTGGATTCAGCATCCTTTTACTACAATATTTGTAGCGAGGAAGTAAGTCATATTGCAACTAACATAATTGCACCCCCTTCAATCTTAACTACTATTTTAGATGGTGTAGAAACCGAAACGGAAGTAGCAGAAGTAACCGAGAATGTAAAAATTATTACTACCTATGCTCAACAATTAGTAGATGGTAACTTATCCATTAGCGGTCAAGATTACCAAGATTGGGGTAAGGCTACGGACATAAACCTTTGGGCTTACGAATGGGCAGCAGGTAAATTAAACCTTGTTTTAGTAACCGAATAGTACTAATTTTGGCAAAACCAATATTATGACACCAAAAGAAAAAGCACAAGAATTATTTGATAAATATTATAGATTATTTAACAATTTCCCTAATTATCAATATGTAATTGAAAATCTTAATACAATACAAGATGAAAAATTATATACTACTAAACAATGTGCATTAATAGCAGTAAATGAGATATTAGATTTAAAGCATATAGTAACATTAAGAAGGAATATGCACGAAATGGAATTAGAATATTGGGATGAAGTAAAACAAGAGATAGAAAACCTATAACAAACCAATATTATGAATCAATTTGAAACAACAAAGGAAACATCATTAAAGCATTTAACTATTGCTTTATTAATTATTGCCTTTATGTTATCAGCATTATTGACTTTTATGATTGTAAAACTTGAACAAAGCCATAAAACAACAAACCAAACCTATAACAATTAACATATAGTCGTTGGGTGAATAAGAACGATTTAATAGATAAAATAAGCACACATTTTAACAATTAACATATGTCAGCAATACCTTTAATAATAATTTTTATAATAGCAATATTAATAGGATTAAAAACTGATAATGAAACAAGAAAAAAATGGTAATATAGAAAACCTATAACAATTAACTATATTTGTAAAAAATCAACAATATGCAATACAAAAAAATCAACGAGGTAATTAACCAAATCAACAACATTCAAGGTAACCCTGAAGAAAAGGTTATTAAAAAGTTAGTAAAGTTTGCTGAAAAGCTAAAACCTTATCAAGAGGAATACGCAACTAAAGCACAAGAGTTAAGACTTGATAACGCAGCTACCGACAAAGATGGTGTGTTAATCCTTAACGACAAACAGGATTATAAGTTTACTAAAGAAGGACTAAAGAAACTACAAGACCAAATCAAAGAATTAGGAGAAAAGGAATTTGAGTTTAAAAAGATTGAGGTGGTTAATACTCAAGGATTAGAGCATTTTACATTCCTTGAAGAATGGGTTACAGGTATCACATTTAATAAACAAGAAGAAGAAGAATTGTAATGAACACAACTTTATTTATTATTGGTCAAGCCATCATTATCATTGCTGGTTTAATCGGAATCTACGTTAAGATAAGTCTTAAATTAAAAGAACTAGAAATTCGTGTCAGTATGGTAGAAAAGCAAGATGACCAAATCTATAAAAAGCTAGACAATATCCTTGACCAAATAAATAAACTTTCTATTGCTTTACAAAACAAACAAGACCGATGAAGGACATAATAACTGCCATATTAATAATAGCGGTTTTAGTTCTTGTTTTAGAGCCAAAGAAAGAAACAAAGCCGATAGTAATAACGAAGTACGATACTATTGTAGAGGTTAAAAACATAGTAAAATATAAGAGGGGTGAAAGCATCCCTTTTGTAGTTTTAGACACAATCGTTAAAATAGATGAGGTTCACGATACTATACGCATAATGTCCGATTATAGCCAAGTATATGCGTATTATGACACTTTAAAGCTGGATTCTGCTCAATATGTTTATGTAAGCGACACCATTAGTCAAAACAAGATATTAGGAAGGGGATATGGAGGGCATTTTGTAGAGAAAACGATAAGAATAGAAACAACGAAGATAATGCCACCTAAATTTGCGGTTTATTGGGGTGTTTTAGGCGATTATAGGGAGTTTGACAAGAAAGTAGGGTTTGGGTTCGGTTTAGCTTTTAAGATGCCTAAAAACGGCTTATTTACGATAGGTGCTACAACTAACCAATATTCAATAGGAATTTACAAAAAGTTATAATATGATACCAATTAAATTTAAGGAATTTGCATCCAACCCTGTTGTAGGTACTTTGTTTGTTGTTTTAGTAGCCATTGGCTATTTATATGTTGATGTGCGTTCTACCTTTCAAGGTCAGGCTAAAAATCAAGATGTAAAGATTGAGAAACTAGAAACTAGGCTGGATGTGGTTACAAATGCTTTGCGTAGATGTGATTCAAGTTTAGCAGCCGCAAGTACTAAACTTTCTACTTTGGAGCAATTAGGTAAAATTCAAAAGATAAACTAATGAAATATTTATTTATTTTATTCTTATTTGGTTGCGGGGTATCTGCTCAAAAGATTGACAAGGATATTGAGTTTGAGGAATTAATGAAGCAAGTAAATGCAACTAATGTAAAATCTGCAACAGTTCTAGCAAAGGCAACTAAAAAGGAAAAACAATTAGTTACAAATGCAGTTGCAACCATTACCCAAATGAAAAGCGAAATTAGTGAACTAAAAAGTGAGATAAGTCAATTTAAAGTTGATACAATCTACATTCACGATACAGTTCTAATTAAAGAGAAAAAGAACTTTTGGGGTAAGACTAAAACCGATACAACTAATTAAGATGAAGCAATTTTTTACCGAAGATAATGGTAGGTTATCTATGAAGCGTTTATGTGGTTTGATGTGCGTTGTAGCGTTATGTATTACAATGTATCACAATTCATTTAGTGAGTTAAGTAAAGCACCCAGCGAGGCTTTGGTTTATGCGGTTGCTAGTTTGGCTTTTGGTTGTTTAGGTTTAACAACGGCAGAGAAAATATTTAAAAAGGATTAAGATGGCAGTATTATACCGACATATTAGACTTGATAAAAATCAGCCATTTTATATTGGTATTGGTAAGACTGAAAAACGAGCATACGAAAAAATAAAGCGTAATCAATTTTGGCATAATATAGTTGCCAAAACTGACTATGAAATTGAGATACTTTTTGATAATTTAAGTTGGGATGAAGCTGGGGAAAAAGAAAAGGAGTTTATAAAATTATATGGTAAAAGAGATGACAATACAGGAACTTTAGTAAACATAACGGATGGCGGTGGTGGAATATTAGGAATAAGACATACTGAAGAATCTAAAAGAAAGATTAGTGAATCAAGTAAAAATAGAATTAGAAAACCTGTATCAATAGAAACTAAAGAAAAAATTAAACAAACATTAACAGGTAGAGTAGGTGCTAATAAGGGATTTAAACATTCCGAAGAAACCAAATTAAAATTAAAATTATTTAATTTAGGTAAAATTGGTCCAAATAAAGGAAAACCAATGAGTGAGGAAACTAAAAAGAAAATGATTGCATCAAAAACAGGCAAACCATCTACCCTTAAAGGCAAAAAACAAACAGATGAAACTAAAAAGAAAGTTAGTGAAGGATTAAAAAGATATTTTGCAAATAAAAGATTACAAAATGATAAGTAAAAAAAGCATAGACCTTATTATCAAACACGAAATAGGTGGTAGAGAAGTTTATACAAAAAAGTATGAAAGACCAATATGGGCAGGTGGAGAATCGGGTATCACAATTGGCATCGGTGCGGATTTGGGTTACACTAGCGACAAACAATTTATGGCAGATTGGTCAGGTGCTATAAACTTAAACTTTATAAACGCATTACGACCAACAATAGGCATAAAAGGACCACAAGCAAAGGCAATGC